GGCTTTAACCAAAGAAGGCTGAAGTGTAAGAGATGTAGAAAGATTCTTGTATGTTGTTTTGAAGGTATATCCTTTACAATTTAATAAAGGGGCATAGTTTCAATGGTAAAACATCGGTCTCCAAAACCGCAGTTGGGAGTTCGAGTCTCTCTGCCCCTGTTACTTAGAATAACATTTCAAAACCCTTATAAATGGCTTAAAATGGTCGTTTGTGAGGGTTTTGTTTTTGTAAATATTGAATCAACATATAAATATTCTATGCATCAATAATACTGTTTAGTATCGAATAATACAGGTTAATGCAGATTAGTCTGATATAAAAAGTGATATAAAATTACTGAGAAGTGATATACATACCATCGGTCTTATGTTATAATGTCCTCAAGAAATTGAAGACGCATATATTTAAAAAGATAGGGTGAAAACCAAAATGGCAAATCAGAAAAAGATACCACAAACAGAAATTAATAAGATACCACAACTTCCGAGAGGAGAAGGAAGTATCACTGTTGTTGATGATGGAACAAGATTAAAATTTCAGAAGTCTATCAACGGCACTCGCAAAGCAGTATATGGAGTAACTGTAGCCGAAGTCTTTAAAAAGATGAAAGAAAAGGAAAAAGATAAGGCAAAAATTCAACAAAAGAGAAAAGCCCAGATTCTTCAAGATGAAATGTTTGTTTATCTTGAGAATATTAAAAAACCAGTGCTAAAGCCGAAAAGTTATGATCGTCTAATTACAACTTACGAGCACCAGATTAAAGATAAGCCACTTGGAATAATGAGAATTTCTACAATCACAGACCAAGATATACGTGATCATTTAGATGATTTAAATGCCAACGGATATTCTTTTTCTACGATTAAGAAAGTGTATGATATGTTAAATCCATTCTTTAAATGGTATACAAAAACACTTGGATATAATCCGATGGAAGAAGTTAAGATGATTAATAAAACGAATATCAAAGCAAACACAAAGGAAATATATTTCTTTCCAGATGATATTATCCAAGGGTTCACAGACAATTATACTCATTTAACATTGAAAAACATAGATGGAGAATATCTCAATCAGCCAACATTTTACCTTGCGGCAGTTTATGTTCTTGACATGTATACAGGGTTACGTGCTGGAGAATTAATGGCATTAAGATGGTGTAATGTCGATCTAAAGCGAAAATATATTTATGTGAAATCTACCCTTGAAGACATTAATAATCCAGAATATGACGCAAACAATCCTGCGCTAATGAAACAAAAAGGGATTACGAAAAAGATATATGTTGAATATGACACGAAAAATTATTCTTATCGATCAGTCCCATTGTGCGAACAAGCCATTGCTGCATTAAGTTTTATTAAGCAATATTCTGACTATACACAGCCAAATGATTATGTTGCAGTTACAAAGAACGGAACGCATCATAATGTATCTAATCTGAATACAACTCTTAAAAGAGTATATACTTTTGTTATAAAACAAATGGAGAATGACAAACATATTGAGGTAGATACAAAGAAAATATCTATGCAGGTATTAAGACATACATGTGCAAGCCTATTATTCCGCCATACAAGTTTGCGTCTTGAAGAGATCGCTAGTATCTTAGGACATTCGCCAGAAGTTTGCCGAAAAACATACATTCATCTGGTCGAAGAACGCAAAGCAATGGGTATGAAACAAATGTCAAAGATTGATTTTGATTATGATTTCCAAACAGTACAGTTGCCAAGTTAACCTTTACACCAAACACATGTTCGTGTTATAATACTCGAGAGGTGAAATAAAATGTACAATACAACAAACATTCCGAAAGCTACTAAGAGGGTCAACATTTCAGGAGACACACCGCCAGACATTTGGATGTCTATGTTAGACTCTTATGGTAAGCTTCAAAAATTCCACGTCAGAGAATTACTGCTACAAGGTACTAGAAAAGAAACTAACAGCGCAAGACAAGAACGTGAAGTAGAATACTACAAAAGCAGAATAGAAGTGTTAGAACGATTTAACATCTCCACAAAGACAAAAATATTGAAATACATTCCATCGTCAGGTACATGGTATATTTGCGGAGAGTACACAGATTTATTAAAATCACAGAGCTATTTAAACAGCTAAGGAGGTGTTCTAATGAACAAGTTATTCGGAGTAGAAATCGGCTCATTCTCAATTAGACACAATAAAAAAGATAATACTTACCGCCCAGTAATTAATTACAAAAATAAATTATATATATTAAGGAAACTTAATAATCGTGATGATGCAATGAAGGCGCTGACAGAAGCTCAAAAGAAACTTTACGGTCATGTGCGGTCAGAAGTAGAAGAAGCATATATACAACAAAAAAGGAAATTGAAAATACAATGAGAATATACGAATACAACGAAAGCGACAAGACACTCAATACAGAATGCGGATTGTTCCACATAGGAGACACAGTACAGCTCACAGAAATCGACTCTCAGACGCCTATAAAAACAGCATTATATGGAGCTAGAATTGATTCTACAGAATATGTCCTTTCATTCTTTGACGAGAAATGTGGGATGCCTTTGTACTTGTCTGAGCATGAAATAGATGATATGTGTAGAGTATCAAAATCGTAAAAAAATAGGGTACACCAGAAATTAATCTGATGTACCCTTTGAATTTTTATTCTGCTCATATTTACCTTCTCCGCAGCAGAGAAGAACACTTCTTTATCACCAATAAACAAAACTAATAAAGAAAATAACGACTGATCGTCAAATCAATCATAACTGTTTCTTATTTCTTTTCATACTCTTTAGCATTTCTTTGTATAAGACAGTTTAATCCAACCATCTTTAGTTTTACCCCAACAATTCTTAACAGCTTTAATTGTAACTGTTGTGCCTTTCTTATAAGCATCTCTGGCAATAGCAGCTGTTGTAGATGGAGACTTACGTACATTAAGAGCAGAAGCAGTTACTTTCACTTTGTAAGATTTGAACTTAGAAGATGCTTTTGGTTTTACTACTGTAGAACCAGAAATGTCTGCTTTGAATTTAGCAAACCCTTTGCTATGGGGAGAAGCCCAAGGTTCGGGACAGCACTTTCCCGCCACCCTGTAGTGATCCGTAATGCGTGAAACAGGAACACCATATTTTTTCATGTAATATTTTGTCAGCTCAACAGTTTGCTTGTATACATTATCTGGTATTTTACCAACGGAATTACACATCTCGATATTTAAGCTGTTAGCATTTGTACATTTACCCCAATCAACAGCATACTTTCTTTCATATAATTTACCAACGCTCCATGCTATATTAGACAATGGAACAGATTTATATACATATTTACCGCCATCAACAAATACGTGTGCGCTTGCATGTCTATTTGGAGATTGGAAGTATTTGCAGTTTGCTTCACTGGTATCTCCTTTGTTGCCTGTGTAATGAATTACAATCCATTTAATATTTTTTAAGCTTCTCTTGGCACCATAGTTGTCAGAGTTGCATTTTAAAGTTTTAAATTTTAATGCCATAATATCAGGCTCCTTTCTTTTTCTTTTCTATATAACAATTATTAGGTTCATAATTTTTATCCATATCTTTACGACATATTCTGTCGCCATCCTCAAATCCATTGTCTAATGCCCATTTCTGAAAAGCTCCAAAATCATATAGCCATTCCTCACAAATAGAGATTCCTTTGCCACCATATACGTGATACCGAGGTCTATTTGGATTTGTACAATTTGACTTCATAGTTCCCCACTTAGAATAAAGTTTGTTACCAGAATGAGATTGTCCATGCTGAATGGGTTTACAACTTTCACATTCCCCACATGTATGTCTTGAATTTTTCTGTAAAGTTACTCTTAAGCGTGATACGATATTTCCACAATCGCATTTGCATATCCATCGTGTCCCTTGCTCGCTACATGCAGAAGACTCGTCATATTTCAGCACTGTTAATTTTCCAAAACGTTGACCTGTTAAATCAATAAATGTAGGACTTTTAAACCCAGATAATCCTAAGCTCCCTTCTCCGCCAGCAGACAAATTATATCCAAAGTGGTAATCATTGCTTTTCAACTCTTTGATAAGTGTCTTTTCCATTTCACAAGCTTCATCCTTGGTAAGATTCTCTGCTATCACTTCATGATCAAAATTGTCCCATCCGTACTTTTGAATAGCTCTATAGAAATGATCGTTTTTAATATATCCACGTCCGTTTCGCCATCTTTGTCTTACATCCCTACTTGTTATCCCAACATACATCTTTCCACTAGGACTGGTATGTACATAAACTTTCCACTTAGTTTCATCACGGAAATCAACATTTGTATCCCAAAAATTATCCTCGATAATATTTCCTCCAATCTAAAAAGAGCAGTCACCATAACAGCGACTGCCCAATAACTAATTATTCAATTACTAATTACTCACTTAGCAAATTATCCAACAATGTCGTCAGATTCTTTACCTTCAGTAGCATCATCTAATTCTTTTTCAAATAAATCCTTATCAACTTTTACGATCACATCTTTTTGACCAATCTTATTCTTGATTTCCTCAGCCTCTTCAAGAGTTAATCTACCGTCTCTCAGAGCGTAAGCAATTTCATCTGCAAACTGAGCTGTCCATGTAAAACTATGATTTTTCCAATCTCCATACAGAGATGTTCCAACTACAAAAGCAATACCAACTACTTGGTTAATCACATCTTCATGTACGTCAATCACAGGTTTACCTGCCGCAGTTAATCCCATATTGATCCACGCTAACATCTGTAAAATCAGACTTACAACAGTATGTGGTTTAACTTCACTCCAGTTAATGCTTGCTAAAAATTCTTTAAATTTGTTCATAATGCAATCCTCCTTTGCAATAAAAAAGACCTACAAGAATGACTCTTCATCCTTAATAGGCAATGCTTTAATTTCGTTATACATTTTTTCTCCAACGCCATTTTGATGTAATTGGTCATGGTATACCTTATAAATAGCATTAATGTTTTCAAGCCCCGTAGGGGAAATACAACCTTTTTGCTTGTAATACCTGTGGGCTTGTTTGATTCTATCTCTTAACATTGCAGCAACACCTTCAGATAAAGTAACGTCCATTGCACACGCATCATCTAATTTTTTAGCCAGTTCAGCTGTATGTGCAAATAGTCGTTCCATGCCTACCTTTTGGTCTGTTAATAATGCGGCTTGCTCTCTCATCATGTCTTTGATAACTTGAATATCTTTATTCTGATTGCTCAAAATCTGTGTTAGTTTATCCAAAGTTTCTGTATGCTTATCGATCATTAAGCGTTGTTGTTCAATCACTTCTTTTTGATGTTTCTTTTCTAATGAGGCACGTGTCTCAAAACCAAACTTTTCATTTAATTTGGAAGTGACATCAAAAATTTTATCTGCAAACAAAAGAACCGCAAAGACAAACACTGTCAATGCAGCCCCATGTTGAGATAAAAAATTAATTATAATATTCCAATTTTCTATCATGTAATTACCTCGATTATTTTATAAAAATCACTCCTTTAAGTCTTTACCAAACATATTCTGGTTTTTCTTCTCCAAATAATAAATATCTCAACCAATCATCTGTAACAATACACACTGCACTCAGTAAAATCCATAAAATTGTATAAGGTAAGCAAATCTGCCCACACAGATTAAAAGGCATTTGAGAGTAATCCCAAATGCCTAAACCTAACCATAAATTTAAAATACAACCTGCTATGAATTCCATTACAGTAACAATCAATCCTCCGAGAATCATTTGTTTACGAAAGGGCATAAGATGGTAGAAGAAGCGACTGTTATTGATCAGCCCAATAAGAATAAAGCAACTACCACCTAACACTCCCATTGTCCAATGTGTATATCCTCGCCAGATGATTTCAATTCCACAATAAGCAAATGCTCCAATAAGGAATAAGATAAGATATTTACATGATTTCTTTACATGCAACATTTATTCACCTTCTTTTTGATCTTCGTTCTCACTTTCATCTTTACAAATAAGCTGTAAAATCATGATGTCTCCCTCAAGAATTCCTTGACAATTCTCAATAACATCACAAACTTCGCTAAAAGTCATTCTCATCTTATGGAACTCAACCCCTGAGTTTTCCATGCTTAAAGGATTAAACTCTGCTAAGAATTTCTGTCCGTTCTCTGTGCTATTGATCTGGGCATCAGTAGTGATATCATATTTCTGTAAGAGTTTGCGTTTTTCTTCAAAATATTCCTTCAGCTCTTCTTGAATCTTTCTAATATTCTTGGCAAGCCCAGCACTTAAAGTACATGGTACTAATTCACTGTTTTTCATAAGGAATGCATAAATTGTATTTAACTGTCCTAAGATCATATCTGCCTGCATATTTGTCATTTCCATATTAATTTTCTCCTTTTCTCTGTTAAACTAATTATTCTTCAGTCGTAACTGAATCTTTTCCTGTTTCATCTGTCTTATCAGTCGTAGTTGAATCTTTTCCATCTGAAGGAGTAGTAGGTTCTGTTGACTGCACAGGAATTACTTCATACTTAATTTCAATCTTGTCCAATTCTTCTCTGCTAGTAGAACTGAAAATCTGTTGTTTGATGACATTCATCTGCTGAAAGTAAGGATAGACAAATGCCTTGATCATTGCTGTTAACTGCACAAATTCCTCAGCAGTGAATGTTTCACACGCACTCTTCTTACTATGCCATTCAAGAGTTACTTGCTGACCAGCAGTAGTAAGAGCTTGATACTGCATAAAGTTCAGAGCCATTTCATTCTGATCTTCTTCAGATACTCCATAAGGCTTACCATTGAATTCCACGCTCTGATCTGCTAAGAACTCAGCGAGAGCAGTTTTGTTTTTCTCCTGTAAATAGTTCTTGTATTCATCAAGAGTCAGTGTGTTAATATCAACAACCTGATTGACTTTTTCATCAAGTCGCTGTACCTGTTCTACAATATTTGCTCTTGTAAGAGATACAATCAGCGCATCTTCCCATTCTCCATTGGAGTTGTTATATAATCCCTGTTGTAAAGAGATTTCTTTATAATTGTTAAAGCATGTATAAGTTGCAATCTGCACATCATCTCTGTAGATGTCTAATGTTTTAAAGTTTGTAAATGCTGATTTAACTGCTTTTAGATCATCTGTGCAAACGACAAGTTTACATTCCATGTCAAAAGTCATGCTATTAAACTGCATAAGATTAAATACTTTGTCGTCAGAGCTATCTAATTTAACTGTGTATACCATATGTATTTCACCTTTCTTTCTATAAAATTACATACAAAAAAGAGCAGTTCGAAAACTGCTCTATGTACGATCAAATTTATGTTTTATTTAGTTGTTTATCCGTTCTTAAAGTCCAAGTTTTGCTTCAATTATTTGTAATCGAGCTTCTAGGTCGGCTTTTTCTTGTTTGACTTTGGTAAGTTCTCTTCGTGTTTTTTGAATCATATGGGTATTTAATGCAATAAATTCTGCATAAGAAACACCATATTCCGTTTCAATATCAACCGTAACATCTTTGCCAAAACGCTTTTCAATATCTTCCTGTACGAGAGGTCTATGTGTTACTACAGCGAATTTATCAGCATCATAACCCTCGGATTCTAAGATGTCTTCTATTTTATGAGCACCAAATCCAAAATGAGTTTTCTTACCATCGTAATCTCCGATGTAATTGAACCCTATAGGATTTAAATTCATATAGAACTCTTCATACTGATCAAGAGTTGTAAAATTTTCTTTAAGATTTTCATCAGACGTAGAAATGCTGTGAGATGCCCAGATTGAAGTTCCATAAAGACGTAATCTTTTACTGTCGTCTCCGATACATACGCCACCCCATGACGTTCCTCTAGCAAGTTGATATCCGTTTCCTAAAAGATAATTTTCATTTGGGATAATTATTCCATATTCGAAATATGGGATACCGTTAGCTAAATTTATTCTAAATGGTCTTTTAGAGTTCCAACTACCCCATGGACTTCCAGAATCAGTAGATAGAATGTAAAAATCAGATCCATCATTCCTTAAGAGAATACCATAATTACCACCAATAATTCTCATTTGTCCACCACCACACTGGATTTCTCCTCCGCCATAAACAGTTCCAGCAGTTTCAATCAATCCACCATTTTTTGTTGCAATTGAAGATGCTTGTAATTTACCACCGACATCTACACCTTCATCTGTAGTAATACTACCCTGAACAAATATATCTCCATAAAATCTAGCGTAATCTGCCATAATATATGTATATGGGCTATCGCTGAATGAACTACCATTTGAATCATAGTAGCTAAAACTTATTTTGGAACCACTAATAGATAATTCAGATGTATGGCTAGTTTGTTCATAATCTTGTATTATGTTTCCTGGATAAACGGATTCATATAATTCAATTTGTCCTTGAGCAATATTTGTTCCGAAAGATATTCCTGCGGGACCCGTGGCATATTGTGGCGAATTCCCATTTTCAATAATAAAAGTATTGTTTTGTGTTGTAAACCAGTAAAAACTTGAGACTTTCCCATCTCCTAAAAACAAGTTATTTGTAGAATTTTTATTGTAAATTGATTGACCATTGTGTTTATTGATATCGAAGAACATCTTATCCCTACTGTAAATATATTTATCAATTTTCCATTCGCCAACAGTACCAGCTGTTAAATTGCCTATAATGTTAGCATTCTTGGCAATCAAATTACCATTTGAATCCCAACTCAAATTAGGACTTGTAAAGCTACCATCGCTCAAATTTAAGAATGATCCCTGCGTACCACCAGAAGAGATGTAGTTGCGAGATTTAATGGCATCTGTTGCAATTTTGTCTGCTGTGATAGAGCCTGCTAAAATTTGATTACCAGTGATAGTATCAGTTTTAATACTTCCACCATCTATAATGGTTTCCTTGTCGAATATGTAAGTACCAGGTTCATTTGAAATAGAATCAACCTCTTCCAACATGATGCAATCTACCCATACATTAAAAGTTTGGGGCGCACTAGAACTGCTTGGTCTACCCCAGATAAGAGGAACTACAGACCAGTATAATCCAGTTGCATTATCTGCGACTTTTATTGCACAAACAGCTCGTTGCCAATCCGTACTTAGATTAACACCAGTAGAACTTCCTGGTAATTTTCTCGGATCAATGTTAGATAGATAAAGTCCATCTGTTTTAGTGTCTGGAGTATCATGCCCCTGAATATCTATCATGAACAGTCCCGTAGTAGAATCTGATTTTACATAACAAGAAAGTATGTATTGTTTACCTGCTTGTATTTTTACACAGCCGTAATTATTTGCAGAACTTCCTAAATACAATGGTGTTGTACTTGAGTTTAAATTTGCAGTAGTATAACTGATTTTAAGAGATTTATCTCCATCATAAGATACCGAACTATCAATGCCGACAGAAGTTACACCGTTATCTTTTGCGTAGCATATAGCATCTTCTTGTGAGGCAACATTTTCAAAACTAGAGTAATCTAGATTATATAGATTCTTTCTGCCATCTCCTTTAGCAGTATTCATAAAGCTTACAATACCATCAAGATTAATGTTTGCTGATACAAGATTCATTAATCTATCAGTAATTTCGAAATTACTTGAACTTGTACCGCTTTTGACAATCCAACTGAATTTATCAGCGGTCTGATTAGCAATAGTTTCTACATTCACGATCTTCCCGTTAACATCTTCAGGCGCTAGTGTGAATGGCGTAGCAGAAGTACCACGCTCAATCTTTAGACAAATTTGTGAAATGTTGGAAGGAGTAATGACTGTAGAGCCAGAACCCCAACGAAGAATGATTGCCATGTATTTTGCGTCACCACAGTTGATTATTTTGGGGCTTGTTAGTGATTGCCACTCACTACCACTAGCTGGAACACCAATCGCTTTTTTGTTTACATCAAACAGCACATAATAGAAATTCAATTCTTCTTTAGATGAATTGGTGGAAGTACCAGCAGAAATAGTGACATTCCCAGACACAGAAAATACATCTTCTGTGCGAAGACGTGTAGCTAGAACTGTTTTAATTGAAGCATATGTCGAATTTGCAACATAGCTTACTGATCCTTGCTCCCAATTACTAGACAAATTACTTACTAAGTTCTGACCATTAATTTCATTGTCTTCAAGAGCTGGAGTGTAATCGGTTGCTTTTGTTCCACGCTCAAGTTTAGGACATGCATAGTAGACCTTGTCATCTCCAGACATAGAAGCTGTTTCTTCGAATCCAATTTCGGTCATATATGTATCAGTTGCCAACATATCTTTTGTAATTGTAAATGTGACAGAATATCTTGTCCAATTTGTACCAACATTAAAAGCCGAACCATTGAACCAATAAGCATTTGCATTCCCTTTGAATCGGTACGAACAATTAATGCTTTTTCCAGATGCGTTATTTGTTTTGGCGTATAGAGAGTATGTCAGTGTATCTCCAACTTTAACCAATCCTCTATCAATAACATGTGATTTGAACAACCATGTCAACCTTCCCCACCGATTTTTAACCGACCATACAGGGCATCCGTTAAATGTTTCGACTTCGTCTGTTAACCAACCAACGCCATAATAATCTTTATGTGCTCTAATAGTTTGAGAATACAGCAATAAATTTCTTCCACCAATTTCAAGTCCATTAAAATCATCCTTAGTCACATAAGTTTGACTAACAGTCGTTTTAAATCCATTCATTGTTTGCTTAAAATCACTGTACTCATTCTTAAAACTTGTGAAGTTCTCACCGCCCTCACCAATTACGCTCG